GCTTACGCACAGTCGCTTTGCTTGGAAGATCAATGGGCTTTATGTCTAGCTCTTTGAGCTTACGTTGTAGCACAATTTCTTCTCCTCTGTGTAAGATATGAGTGATGCGAGCAATGCCAACCTTCATCAACTTTGCAATGGCGCGATACGTCATGCCTTCCTGCCTTCTTTGGTAGGCCAGTTCGCAGTCGTACTTCTTAAGCCACTCGCTAAGGTCTTCTTCTTTCTCAATGTAGGCGTTTGCAGGGTACGAGATCCAACCCTTAGCGACCGCATCGGTAACGATCTTCGGGGCTTGATTGAGCAGCGTGATGCGGGCTTGAGTCTCTAAGATGTCAGCTTTAGTGATCTCTCCATCTTGTACCTTCCTGCATAGATAATGCTTTGAAGCCATGTTAGCAGCCAGTGAGACGTTCCAGTTCTTCCTCAAGCTCATAGATACGACGACGCTGAACGTTGGTCTCGCGCTCTAGTTTGCGAGCAAAGTGCATCGCCAAGAACACGAGAGATTCGGGGTATTGTTTCTCAATACGTCGAAGCTCTTGATCGCAGCGTGGAGTGTCTGTTTCTGGATCTTCCCAGAACGTCTCAGTGTTAGTCATGGTATTAAATGGTTATTGTATATCAGAACGGAATGTCATCTTCTGGACCAATAGGATCTCTAGAACTAACTGTATTTTGCTTCGTCTCTTTGTGTCGTTGGTCCATATCAACATAATTACCAAGGATAGGACCTTTCTTACCTTCTTGTCTGGCTTGTTTGCTCACTGATTGAACAATCATTCCATCATTGCCGTATTGATCACGGCCAGACTTGTTTGGGATAAGCGCAACGTCGAGATACGTTCCAGACTTGCCTTTGAACAAAAACGACTTGTCGATCTTCGTAACGTCAATCTTGCCAATGTGCATGGTGTTTGTGGGGGATTTGTACCGTCGCAGGTCAGTTTATCAGGATGGTTTACAGTGTCAACCCATCGTTGGGTTTTAGGTATCTGGGGCGATCTCTCCAAAGCGGCAATACTGCCCGTCATACCAGAGCTTAACGGCTCCGCATTCACCGTCGCGCTGCTTGGCAATGGCTATGATTGCCTCACCGCACTTCTCTGATCTGTCTCGGTTGAGAAGCATTACGAGGTCAGCGTCACGCTCTATCTGTCCAGAGTCTGCAAGATCGGTGAGCTTAGGTGATCGACCCTTCTCCTTCTCGTTCTCTCTGTTGAGTTGCGCCAGTGAGACCACCGCAACGTTACACTCGGTGGCAATGCTCTTGAGTCGCCCACTGACCTCTGCGATCTCGTAGGTTCGCTTTTCGGCAGACTTTGAGCCGTGGATCTTTTGCAGGTAGTCGATCAACACCAGCTTCACGTCCCACTTACGAACCGCTCGACGAATGGTGGCAGTGATTGCCGCAATGTTGCTTACAGATGAACCAGACACAAAATGGAGCGGACTGGATGCGATCCGAGAGCAAGCGTTGCTCATAGCCTTCATGCCACCTTCAGTCATGTTTCCGGTGCGTATGTCCCCCATCGGGACTGACCCGATAGTGGAGACCATGCGACGGACAATTGACTCGTCAGACATCTCAAGCGAGACGAACAGAGTTGGAACCTTACCCACGACAGCCGCTGCTTGAGCAAAGGCAATCGCCATAGCCGTCTTACCAATGGATGGACGAGCAGCTAGGATCGCCAGTTCGCCCAACTGAAAACCGTCAGTCATTTGGTCCAGCCGATAGAGTCCAGAAGTGATCCCAGACAACTGGCCTTTCCGCTGGAATCGCTCTTGGGTTGCGTCGATGAATCGACCGACAACTGACTTTGCGGGTTGGAGTGTCTCCTTGGAGGCATCAATGGCGAGTCCCTGTTCGGCATTAGAGACGATTTGATCGACGCTGAGGGTGGATGCAGCGGACTCCCTCAATAGACGGTCTCCAGCGATTCGTAGCTGGCGACGGTGAGCGGCTTCAAGAACACCTTTGGCAAACATCGGATAGCTTGCCGGTGACGGGGAAGCTTCCATCGCTTTGTTCCAGACCTCAAAAGGAACCGGCGTTGAAGCGAAGACTCGCTTCCACTCCCGCATGATTTCGGGTAGCGCAATTGGCTTGGACTCAGCGACCAGCGACTTCAAGACATCAAATGTCATCGCCAGAGTCTCGGTTTGGAACGCTGAGGTCTGGATCTCAGCGAACGCATCGGAGCAGGTATCAACCCCACCGTTGAGGCAACAACCGATGACGGCGTGTTCGTCGTCGATAGCGTAAAACGGATCGTTCATTGGTAGTCCTCAATGTTGAGGCTGAGGGTCTTGGACTTGGGCTGGCTCTCTTCCTCGGCGTCATCGTCCCCAGATTTGCACCGATCAATCTCGGTGTTCCAGTTGTTGAGAAGAGTCAGAATGTCCTTCCTGCGATACTTGTTTTTGGTCTCGTAGCGAGCGTCCAGAAGTTGCAGGTCCGATTCTGGCGTCTTGAGTTTCACAACAAGCTTAAGTGCCTTAAGCTCCGAGGCTTGCCATTCGGTGCCTTCGCGTCTGCGAAACCATTTGTTTATCCGAGAGCGAAGCGAATCGGCTTCGGGATCGGGATTCGGTTGAGCGGAAGAATCTCCTTCCTTTCCCTGTTCCCTTCCCTTCCTTTCCTTATGGCACGCGTTGTCATCGCGTGACTCACGCGTTAATGACGCGTCGATTTCCTCGGTAATAGCCCCATTTTCGAGGTAATCTGGAAGAATTGAGGCCCTCTCCTTATTGTTGATGACTTGGTGCTTTGAGAAGCTTGGAATGCATCCAAACCACTCGTCTCCAACGCGATACTTTACAATGAAACCACGCGTGGTCAACGCGTCCAGCACGCGTGAAAAGTCAACACCGTCATATGGAAGGACTTGGACTCCAATGCGTCGAGGCTCCCATTTGAACCGGCCTTCTCGGTCAGAAATGCACCAGAGTCCAGCAAATGATATTCTGATCGGAAGCTTTGTTTCTAGCTCTGCTTCGAATAGTCCTTCGTGATGGAAAAACTCGGGCTTGATTGTTCGGATTCTCACAAATAGTCCCCTTTCTTGATGTTCGATATATCGACCTCGCATTGAAGTTTCAAAAACCAGCCTTTTGTCAGCAATCCAGCGTCGGCGGCTTCCTTCAGCAGGTTCATCGCTTCGTACTGCCTCAAACCGGCATGATATCCAGCTTGCTCAATCAAGAACGAGAACCCTTCGTCGCATTGTTCTCCAGATTTGAGCCGCTCAACCTGCCTTCCGATTTCAAAACAAGCCGAGTGTTCCCAAGAGTCAAAGACTGTCATTCTTGAGCACGACTCGTCATGTATCTCTGTGTGACAATCACGGCAGAGCGTTTGCATAGAGTTGCTTGGATATTCCCAAGGCTTTCTGCCGGCAATGTAGTAGAAATGATGAACCGTCAGCGTGTTTGTCTCGTCGTCACACTTGACGCACCGAAATCTGTCTCTCGACATGATTTCGAGCCGTTTCTTCTGCCATCTAGGATCTTGGAGCTTTTGTGAGTATGTCATGTTGAAGCCAAAATCCCCCTACGCACCGTGGTGAGAACTCCCGGATAATCAACGGGACATACACGATACGAGGGGGATCGAAATGGTTGAACATGGATTATCTTTTGCATCGCTGTTGGCTTCTCACGGCTCGCAGCGACCGGGATAGGTCTAACTCGGCTTTGGTCCTTCGTCCAGCGAAAACTTGTCGTAGAACTCGGCTTTCGGTCGAACGTAGAAGTAACCACCACGCTCGTAGACGACGCATAGCCGCTTGGTCTCACCGATGCGGAGTTGGGCCTCGGAGATGAACTCCACGATGACGTTTTGGTTGGCTTTAGATCTGAATCTCATTGTTTTTCTCGGTAGTGTACGGTTGGGAATGTTCCACGGTTGCGAGTAATCACTCTGAACTTTTTAGACTCCATCGTTCCAATTCGGACTGAGCGTGAGAGCAGAATTCCTGCTGCATTCGGAGTCATCTTCCAGATCTCGGCCCATTGGTTGGCTGTATGCCAGCCTCTGGGGACATCTTCGGGTTGATTCGCTAGTGCTGATCGAAGCCGCTTTAGAAGCTCGGCAGGTGCCAATTCTGTTCGTTCTGAGGCCATTGGTGGAGGTAGAGTTGCGCTGAGTCTTCGGTGTATTCACCAAACACGATGCCATGAGACCATGCTAGTGTTGAT